GAGTTTAAATTAGATGGGTCTAGTTCTTTAGCCATTGAATATGATACGGCATTTTTTACAACAGATTCTAATTCTGCTCCTGTAAAATTTTTAGTTATTGTAGCAATTTCACTCAAATTAACTTCTTTGTCTAAGTAACCAGTTTGATTCATTTTATTTGTATGAATTTTTAAAATATCTAATCTACCTTTTTCATCAGGAAGTCCTATTTCAATTTGAACTTCAAATCTCCCAGGTCTAAGTAAAGCATCATCTAACATATCTAATCTATTTGTCATACCAATTAATAAAATATTATTTAAACTATCCGGACCATCTATCATTGATAAAAATTGATTTACGATTTTATCTGCAACACCAGCATCTGGACCAGATGTTCCTCTTTTTCTACCTAGTGAATCAAATTCATCTAATATAATCAAATGTAATTTTTTTCCACCTTTATCAGCAATTGCATCCGCAAATAAATTTCTAACATTTTCTTCAGATTTACCAATATAAGATGAAAGTAAACTTGGTCCATTAACTACTTTTGGTTCTTCACAATTTAATATTTTACCAATTTGTCTAGCTATTAATGTTTTACCTGTTCCTGCAGGACCATACAACATTAATCCTCTAATGTGATTTACACCTAGATTTTTTAATATTTTATCTGGAATTAATCTTGATGAAAATGCTCTTCTAAATATTATTTCAAATTGTTTATCTAATCCACCAATACCCATTTCAATAAAATTAAAATCTCCTTTAAATAATTCTTTAGTATCAGATGTTTCTATTGAAATTGAATTATCAGTTGAAATTAATTTAATTTCTGTATCAGATGAAATTACTTCTATTTCATCCAATGAATTTAAATCAATTGGAATTAAACATAATTTTTTTTGTGAAATTATTTTTAAATCTGATTGAATGGGTATTCCTTTTAATTCTTCTTTAATATCATTAATAACTTCATCTGTTATTTCAATCATTTTATTATTTTTTGGATATATATTTGATACTAAAAAAGTTATTGATTTTTTTGTCTGGATTGTTCCATTGGATCTTGATTTTACTAATATTTTTGTTCCTAGTGAAGAATTAAGCCAAGTTCTTTGATAATTATTAAAACATATTTGAGTTGGTTCTACTGAATTATCTTCTAGTACTTTAAATACACCTATTTTATCATCAAATTTTACTTCTATATAATCTAATTTTTTTGATTTAACATAAACACAATTTGAACTTGCTTGTTCATTATTTGATACCTTTCCAACAATATATTCAGTCATTTATTATATTTAATTAATTAGGTCTTATATTTATATTGATTTTTTCAATTTTTATATATCAAACTAAAAAATTGATTTTATTATTAGATACAAGATTTAATATAAATGAGATTTAATGGAATTTTATTCTAATTGGATACCGGCTTGTTTTAATGTCATAGGATGTGAATATTCTACTGATATTGATGTTATAATACCAGTACCTTCTGAACAAATTATACTCGAATACAAAAATAAAAAATTTAATATTGATTTGACATTGGTTAAAGCAGATTTAATTAATTTGGGTTTTGATTTGACATTAAGAGATTTAGATGTTAATTTAATTTATATTGATCCAAAAACTTCAAATATAACAAATTGTTTAATTGGGGAACCTAAATTAACACAAAATATTATTATAAATACTTATCAATTACATTTACAAACATATCCTCAAATTGTGACAAATCTAATTCAAATTGATTTGGGCGATTATGTTAGATTATTTTCAAAAATTATGTTAGATTGGATGGAAAAATTACTTGGAAAAAATAGATATAAAGAATTGAGACCAACTAAAGCACAAGTTTATACAAATCTTTTGGCCAGATTAGATTTTTCACTTCAAATATTATCTGAAATAAATTATATTGATTTATTTGATAAAAATAAAGATATAATAAAATCTTTAGCAATGAAATTAAGTCAAATTATTTTGTTATATTATGATAATTTAGAATATACTAAAAAAAATATTTCATTACAATTAAGCACTAAATTACCTATTGGACAAGATGAAATTTTGTTCATTTTATCAAGAGGTAAATTAGGTAAATTAGATAAACTTGAACTAATACAAAATATATTTACTACTCTTGTAAATTGTTATAATCAAATAATTCAAGAAATTAAATATAATTTAGATATGGTTGAAATCCCAATTGATCTTAATCAATATTCCATTAATTCAACTGATTTTGTTATTGGTGAATTTATTAAATCACCTGAAAAACCAACTCCAGAATTAGCTGGATATATTGATACTCAATTTACTTTGTATGGTTCTTTAAATAAAATTTTTGAATTGAAATCATTTGGTTATGAACTATTACCTGAATCATTAATTCAACATATTCATTTGGAAAATCAAAGAAGTTTAGAATGGTTAGATTTATTAAGATTTTATCAATGTGGTAATAGTATAAATAACACAATACCTTTTGTTAATTCCGATACAAATTTTAATTTAATTAGAGGTTGTTTAGGTGAAAAATTACTAGTCGATTTAATAGATTGGGATAAATTAATTGGGGAACCGGTATCCAAATGTATGTGTGGACTTATTGTGGAAACCAAAGGATTGGTAAATTCTAAAGGTATTGCTCCAGATTTACTTTTGATAAATAATAAAATAAATCAAATAATACCTGTTGAAATTAAAACAATATTAACAGAACCAGATATAATTAATCGCAAATTATTACGTGAAATTAAATTGGGATCAAAACAATTGAATACTTCAATTGAATTGATAGAAAAAATTACCAATACAAAAACATATGGTTTAATTGTGATTTGTTTTATTCATCTAAATAAAATCACAATCAAATACAAAAAATATTATTATAATTAGTTTTTTAAATTTTCAAATCATAAATTCGAAATGCTTTTGGTTTAGGAGGATTACAATCCCACCAAGTATTGGTATTTTGAATTATTGATGGAAAAATAAAATCTTCTAATTTTTCTTTATCATAAAAAATATGATTTATATATGAATTTACATAATTTCTTACAGATTTATGTAACGGTGCTTTATTATGATGATCGTGATAATTAGGTTTTTTTTTATTCATCTTATTTTTTAAAATATTTTTATATTTTTTTTCACCGTATGTTTTATCCATATATATATATTTGTAATATAAAAAAATAATTTATTAAATTATCATTTAAAAATATTTTTAATGCTTTTTATGTAAAAATGATTTTGTATTTTTATTATCTAAAAATGATTTAGTGTTTTTATTGTCAGAAATTATATCAGTATCTTTATTATCTAAAGTTAAATTATTATCTTTATTTATAATCCAATTTGGCAATTTGTAACCAGTTTGAGATTCAATAGTGTCTAACATTGGAATAACACTTTTAGCTAAATTTTGAATTGGTTCCATACCTTTTGAAGCGTCTTGAGTCCAAACAGTTATTTTTGGATTTAATCCTTGAATTGCTTTGGCATTTGATTCTGCTAGTTTTTCATATATTCCTTTATCCATCATAGTGTAAGAAATTAAAGCCTGTGGATTACCTCCAAATGATTCAATTAATTTTTTAAACCCTTCTGCCTGAGCCAAATAAACAGCATTTATTCCTTCTGCTTCTTTTTGTTTAGCATATAATTTTGCTTCAGCTGATTTTTGTTCTGAATATAGTAACGCATCTGCTAAAATTTTTTTAGAATTAGCTTCACCTTCAGCTTTTTTTGCTTCCATTTCTGCTTTTACTTGAGTTGAAGATAAATCTGAAGCTCTTTGTTTTTCCAATTCCATTTGAGATCTTTTAATTTCTACATCTTTTTCCATTGTCATTTTAGTAATTAAAGCTTCATTTTCTGCCTTTATTTTAGCTTGAGTTATTATAAGATTTTGTTCTGCTCTAGTTTTTTCTAGTTCTGCTGATGATTTAAGTATTTGTTCTTGTCTTTGATTTTCAACTAGGGTTGTGTCAGATTCTATCATAGAAGTTCGTTGTCTAGTTTCACCTTCCCTTTCTTTAGCACCGATTTCTCCAATTTTATTTTGTTCAGCTACTTCTACTTTTGCTCTATTTTCTGCTTCTGATTTAATACGTTGGGAAAGAGATTTAAAATAATTAGATTGTGAACCATCCTTTAATTCCTCAATATTTGCGTTAAAAATTTCCAATCCATATTGATCTAATTGTTTCTGAACATTATCAACAATATCTTTTTTAAATTCTGTTCTTCCAGAAAATATTTCTTCAATTGCCAAATTAGCTGACATTGATCTTGTTTCTCCTTCTATAATTCCTCTAATTAAATCATTTACTTGTTCATTTTCTTGACCTAATAAATAACGTGAAAAACTTGTTAGGGAATCTGGATTATTTTTTGGTCCAATTGTAAAAACTGCAGGAAAATTAAATTCCATTTTTTCTTTTGACATCGCATTTATTGAAAATTTAAATGATGATGGAGACATATTAATATAATCGATATTTTGAAATGGCCATTGAATATATTTTTTTCCTATTTGAATATCTTTAATACCTAAACCTGTTCTAACAAGCCATTCATTTGAACGGGATGTTTTGTAGCGTGTAAAAATAAATCCAAGTGCTCCAATACCAATTACTGTGGCTGTAATTAAACCACTATTTGATTCTATTTGATTATATATTTCTTTCTCTGTCTTAGGCATTTTGTTATGATTTTATTTATAAATAATTTTCTATATACCGTTATTATTTCAATTTTTTAAAGCCTGTAATAATATTTTTAATATAGAATTAATTTTTAATATAGAAATATTATTTTTTTCTTCTTAAATAATATAATATAAGAAATGTCTGTTCAAAAAGTATCTCCTGATTTTTCTGTAGTAACTGCTTGTCCTTTAATTATTACTCCAGCTGAAACTGTTCTCACTTATCAAACTGCTTCAACTGTTGCCCTCAATAGAGATGTTAATGGTCGTGGTTCTGAATGTTTCCCTAATGACTATGCTTATCTTCAAAATAGACCTGTTCAAAAACCAAGTTCTTGTTGTTCTAATAATGCCCTTAAAGTACAATCTCAACCTAAAAATATTGTTGGAATGATGAATTTTGGTTATTAAATAATTATAAATGAATTTTGGTTATTAAATAATTATAAATGAATTTTGGTTATTAAATAGTTATGGCTGATTTATAAAAATTAATATTTTTTATGAAATTTTTACCTTTTAAATTATTATTTATTACAAAATTATTAGTATTTTGTAATTTCTGTTTTTTTATTTCAGATGTTTTATGATTTATTAATTTTTGTTTATAAAATTCAAATTCTTTTATTTCATATTCTTCATCGTAAAAATTATTTTTTATATCAAGAGTTTTTGGTTTATGGTAAAATTTTATTGTATTTTTAATTTCATTTTTATATTTTGAAATATTATTTAAATTTAAATGTGCTGGATACATAATTATTTTTGAAATTGTTAATATATCATCTATTTTTATAATCATACTACTATTGACATTACAATTTGATAAAATATTTTTAATTAATATTAGTTTATGTATTATTTTTTTTTTATGAGACTCAAATTCAATTATATTTGTAAAATAATATTCTTTTAATAAAAAATCAATATGTGAAGTTATATCTATAAATAATCCTATAATTTGACTTAAAATATTTTTTTCATATTTTAAATTATTATTTACTAAATCGTTTAATAATGAATATATTAAATTTAATCTTTCTAAATTTGCATTCATTTAATTTGAAGTTATCTAAATTGAGAGTTAGAAAAAAAATTTAACCTGGGTTTTTAAATTTATTATATTGTTATATGTGATAATTTATAGTTTATTCTTGTATTGGTTTTATTACTTATTTTACTATTAGATGAATATTTTGAATTTTGTGAAGTTAAATTGTTTTCTTTTATTAATATTTCTTCTTTTTTAACGAACCCTAATTCTATGCAAAAATCAATATGCAATTTTTTATTTTTTTCAAAATCAATTATTTTATTATAAAGACATTCTTTTGTTGTGCATTTTGTTGGATCATGTAATTTAAAAGTATCTTTTAAATAATTTTTAATTTCACTAATTGGATTGGGACCAGTATAAATTCCTTTTTCCAAATCTAATTGTATATTATTTAAAAATCCCCAACAATGTCCACAATAATCCATACCTGTTAAATGCATAGAATTTGGATGAAATCTTTCACAATATAAACATTTAATCCATCCTGCTTTACCATTTACCGAACCTATAAATTCTATTATTTTTTCATTTGGAATATTTTTGTGTGCCGAATTATTTTTATTATTATCTTCTTCTTCTAAATTATCATTATTATCTTCATTATCTTCGTTGTAATAATCATCATTATCACTTTGTTCATCATAATCTGACATTTTTATATTATATATTATTATGAAGGATACTTTATTATATTTAAAAAATCAACTTTTTTTAAATATATTATATGTATATAAAAAAATTCATATATTATTAGTATATTAAATATGTTTGAGAGCAAAGAAATTATTTATTGTGATTTTATTGACTTTTATTTTAATAATAATTTAAACTTATCGAAAAAATATATTAAATCTCAATATTTATCTTTATTGAGTGAATTAACAAATGTTACCGAAATTTCAGATGAATTATTTGAAAATAATATTATTAAGATTAATTCAATTGGTAAAATTTTTATTGGATATGTGTATGTTGATAAAGATATTTTTGAAATTGTTGGTAGTGGTACTATTATATTAGAACCTAAAATAATTAGAGCTGGTATGTCGGTTGGTCATATTGAAGATATTGTAGTTAAATCCACATGGAGAGGTAAAAAAATATCCCAATCAATATTAAACAAATTAACTCAATTTGCTTCCGAGTCAAATTGTTATAAAGTTATTTTAGATTGTGTTGAATCTGTTAGTCCAGTTTATAAATCAAATGGATTTGAAATTAAAGGAATACAAATGGGAAAATATTTTTAAACTTTTTTATTGTATGTTTTAATTATTTTAACTATAATTAAATAACTCCAATACAAATTTAATCCACCCATTAACAATACATTTATTGTAATAAATTCTAAATAATTAAATTTTATTTCAGATTTTGAATTTAAATATAAATATACCAATGTATTAGGTAACAAATAAAATATTCTTATTACAAAATAAGTTAAAATAAATAATATATCATTTATATTTTCATATGATTTTGTTTTAATAATACCTTTTATTCTTAAAGTTCTTAAAATATTTTTTCCCGATAAAAATATATTTGATATTTCAGCTAAATAACACTTTGATAACCATAAGTAATAATTTATATTATAATTATAATTACCAATCCAAATTAATCCAATACAAATAATGTGATGTAGTAAAAAATTATATTCTAAATAATATAATTTTATAATTCCTGTTATTATAAAATAAATATATGAAAATAAATCTATTTTCCAATTTATTATATTTGTTTGAAAATATAAATTATATAACACTATTGGAATAATTGATAAACAATAAACCAATGTATATATATCTTGAAATAAACCAAAAAAATGATTGTTTTTTTGAATATTTATTGCTTTTTCAATAGAATTGTTTATCATTACTATATTAATTTTATAATATTTAATAATAGTAATTTTAATTCAATTTTTTTTTTTACTTGTATTATTATATAATTTATGGAAAATAATATAAATATAAAGATAACGTTTATTTTATTTTTATGTATAATTACAATTTTTATAATGATATTAGATTATGAAAATAAAAGTGAAAGCAGTAAATATGAAAGTGTTGATAAAAAAAATAAAATTATATATTTTGGTCAAACACTTGATTTATCTAATAATAAAGTATCAATTAATTATTCTCAAGGATATGAATTAGCATTTAATTCTATAAATAGAATTGGTGGAATAAATGGATATAAACTTAAAATTATTTTATACGATGATAAATATGAACCTGAATTAGCATATAAAAATTCAAAAATTTTAGTTGACTATTTTAATGTATTAGCTTTAATTGGTCCATTTGGAACACCAACAACACTCAGTATTTTAAATAATACAATTAAAGAAAGACCTATTCCTGTTATAGCACCATTTTCTGCAGGATTATCTTTAGAATCAGATTTGCTTACAGGTGGTTTAATATAAACACCAAATGGTATACTCATGATTTTATTTATCCAATTTTTTAATTTGGAATCACCAAATGGT